CGAGAACCGCGCCGCTGTGATCCTCGCCAGCGACTACGACAACAACGGATTTGCTAGACATTCGATCCCCGCTTGAATAGGTTTTTAGAGTCCGGCGTTTGGCGCATCAGCTTTTTCGATTTCGCCGCCTTATCGAATGCCGCTAGCACGCGCGCCTTTTGCTTTTGCAGGCTATCCTCGCCGGTCAACATGGCCGGCGTGATGCGCTCCTTAACGTGCGGTTGCACGATAACCGCCGCGAGCCAGGCATCCATCTTTCGGCGGAATTTCAGCTCGCGCCGGCGGCGCTCGTTGCAACCCTCGAGCACGAGGCGAAGCTCGGCATAAGTGAGCTGCCAGAATTCGGACGGAGCCATGCCCATATCGCCGCACGCGATCCGGTAAGCATCCGCGAACGTCCAAGTCTTACGCGCCTTGCGCGGCCCGCTACCCTTGCGCCCTGGCCGGCGCGAGCCCTCTATTTTCCCTCTTCATCCCGCCCGTAATAGATATCGAGCGCCTTCCTCACGGCAAGATAGGCGAGCGTTACCTTCTTACGGCGATCAATGAATGCGCCCACATCCTCGAGCGTTAGAAGCTCGCCCTTCGCGTGAGCATCGCGGTACAGGCACGCCCAGAGGTAAGTACGAAGGTTGTCGAGGTTCACATCGCACAATTCTTCAACCTTGCCCGTCTTCGGATTTTCCCGCTCGCCTATCTTCGTCCAGAGGCCGCCAATCTCGGCGTTTACGCCCTGAATGAGCCTTTCCGTATTCAAATCGAAAACCAGCTCGCGCCGCCGGTCCAGGTCGAGAAAGATAGGAGTCTTAACGATAGACATAGCTGATATGTACTCGCGCCGAGCGAATCACCGCAAAAACAAAGGCGGCCCGGTTAGGCCGCCTCGCTTCCCTGGCATTGTCGCTCGCTTACTGCGCGCCGAGTACCAGAGCCCCGTTGCCGTCGAGCTGTACATCCATGCCCTGCAAATCGCTTGTCTTTCCGCCGAACTTCGCCGAGGAAATAATTGCCTGGCCGGTATAAACAGGCTCGCCGCTGCCGGCGTTCAGCTCGTGATACAGAGCCACCGAAACCGGCTGCTTGTTGAAGATCGCCGTCCGAATCTCCGCGAGCTGCGTATCGCCCTCGAAATAATCAAACTTCGCGGTTGCCGTCCACGAGCTGAGCCCGTACATGCTGCCTTCCCACCCGGCCGTGCTGCGGTCTGTAGCATCGAGCTTCGCGGCTTTAACTTCCCAATCTACGTCTTTCATCGTTGCGCAGAGCACCGCCGAGCCGCCGGCCTGCGGCACAACCCCAATCTGCGCAAGATATCCCTGCTTCTTTCCAGTATTCACAGCGGACATAGCTACTCCCCATAGGTTAGATTTTGCGTAGGATCGCTACGCCCAACGTCAACGGTGATGCTCACCGTAATGTCTGCGGCGAGCACGTCATACTCACCCTTGTTCAAATACACGTACTCCACATCTGTAACCTTTGCCTCGCTCACAATCCGGCCGAGCGTGCAATCTGTCATCACTTGCTGCCAGGCCCACACAATGAGCGGGTCCGCCGCCTCATCTGACTCTGAGGTAGCCTTTACCATTGCCCGGATGATTACGTCGAATTCGGCATTTGCAGCCGAGCGAGCGCCCTTGTACGCGAAATGATCCTTCGCGCGAAAAACGTTGTACGCCGGCAAACGGTCTTCCGTGTACTCCGTCTGATCCGTCCGCGCCACCGGAGCCGGCGAGCCCGCCGAGCCCACGAGCGCCGCTATCTGACGCACGGCTAAGAGTCCGATACTTGAGTTAATGCTCACGAGGTAGCCTTCAGCTCGATTTCAACTATCCGCCCGTCTCCGGGCATCTTCCGGCTCTTCACCGTAAAGCTCGAGCCGCGAACGGTCACCGCCTGGCCGGCAACCGGCAAACTAGCGAACGCCGTAACCGGAGCCGTGAGCGTTACGCATCCCTGCTCCATTGAGCCGAGAGCGCGCGCCTCCCACGGCATCGCCGGCGAATCTACAAATACCGTCACGCTCTGCCCGTTGATTACCGCGGGCTCGCCCATATCGGCGAAGAACGCCGGCAAATCGCTATCACCGAAGACCATTAGAACGGGATATCCTCATCCGTGATTTCTGTAGCATTGCCGCCGTCCGCCGGCGCTTCCTGCGAATACTCGTTACGCCCCTGGCCGCCACCGAGCAGCACAAGCTCGCTCACAATGATTTCTGTCCGGTATCGCTTGCCGGAGCCGTCCTTCGCATCCCACGAGCGCGTTTTGAGCCGGCCCTCAACGTAAATCTTCGAGCCCTTCTCCACGTACTCGCGGACAATCTCCGCCTGGCGCCCGAAGAAAACTAGGTGATGCCATTCCGCGGCATCCTTCCACTCTTCGCCCTCTTTAACGCGCTCGGCCGTCGCAAGCGAGAGGTTCGCAATCGCGAGCCCGTTGCTGAATTTAATCTCCACATCCCGGCCCACGTTGCCGAGCAATGAAACCTTATTGACGCCCTTTGCCATTTCTCCCCTATGGAACGCGCGAGGAGCGCCGCGTCTCCTCGCTTCCCATCTGCCGGCCTGTACTCCGTTGTGCGATACGATCCGCGGCGTTAGATCGCGCGCAGCCCGCCGGCTCTCGTCGTTTGTATAAATCTTGAATCCCCGCGCCTCACGCCTTCGGCGAGTCTTGGCGCGGGAGAACGTCCGTGCTACTTGTCCGCGCCCTTCTTCGGCGCACCAAATTCGGACACATCGCCAGGCTTCACGCTCTCCGCTCGCTCCATACGGATTAAGCGGCGCGCCACATCGCCCGGAACCTCGGCAATATCGCCCTTTGAGAGCGCGAGCCCCTGAACCTTTTGGTCAATGAGGAGCTTCACCCTTACGGGTTTCTGCGCCTCGGCAAACCTGCTCGAAGTAACAAGCATTTCCATTCCCCCGTTTCACTCTTGGAGCGGCCCACGTAGGAACCGCCCCGCGAGAGTTGAGTTAGCTAACCGCGACGGTTTCGCAGACTGCGAACGCTTGGACGTGGCGGAATTCCACATCGAGCAGAGCGCGCTCGGTGATGACATACACGCCGTTTGCGGCCTGCGTGTACGGATCAACAATCAGCTCAGAAGCACCCCAATCGGCAACGATGCACTGCGACCAGTCACCGAGCACCGCGGCGTGTAGGTTCGTGCCGGTTCCGAAGTTCTTCGGAAGCTGATTCGTCACGCCGGCCTTGTACCCGAGAGGCCCATCCTCGAGGCCGGAAGGATCGCGGGTAACGCTATTCCAGATCGGCGCGGCGTAGCCGGAGGGAAACATCGGAGTTGCCTTGAGCAGCCCGCGAACCTGCGGAGTGACAAGCCAGCCCATCGTTGCAACGTCCGCGTTAGCCGCGGCAACCACCGACTCGAAATTCGTGATATCGGTCCAGCCGAGCATTTTGCCGGTTGTCAGTGTCGCACCGCTCGAGGTAATCAGCGCCAGGCCGGATTGCCCGAGCAGGCCCACCGGAGCCGGCGCGCCGCCTGCCACGATAGCCGCGAGGTCAATCGCCAGAGCGAGCACCTTGTTGCGGTCATTGGCGAGCAGCCCTTCCACGTCAACCGCGGATTCCGCGAGCAGCTCGACAGTGTAACCGTTCTGCATCGAGAGCCGCTTCGGAGTCAACGCGACGTAATCAGTCGTTACGTCCGATGCGGTCACGCTCGAGGTTTCGCTCAACCACTGAGCAGTTGCGGCGCTGTCCTGGCGAGGCAGGCGCACGATACCACTCAGGCCGCCCATACGGGTAGCTCCGAGAGCCAGCACGCGAGCGCGGTTGCGATACAGCTCGATTACTTCCGGCTGCACGTCGATGCTGAGGATGTTCGCCTGAGAAGTGTAGCCCGTGCCGGTTGTGCCGGCCGTAACAGTACGCTTGCTCGACGAGCTTGGAATCAGCACGTTATTGCCGGGTGCAATCTGCGCGCCGAGCCGCTTCCTGATTTCGCCGGAAACCTCGCGCTCGAAAGCGTTGTCCTCCTGCGGGAAAGCATCGGGCTTCGCCTGCCTTGCGGCCATGCGATACGCCTTAGCGTAGGAGTAACGCTTGCCATCCTTGCCGGCGTCACGGATGACATTCTCGCCGGCCGTGCCCACGAGGTCGGCATTGTTCGCGGCAACCATCTTGCGGCTGATTTGCTCTGCGAACGCCCCAACGGACATTTCGCCATCGAGCGCGAGCCGCACTTCGGTTTCGGTTACATGCTTCTTAAATTCCTGATCGCCTGCCAGCGCAGTAATGCGCGAGCGCCGCGCTGTCTCCAACTGCTCAGCAGTCGGAACCTTGATTTCCTCGGCCATTTGCCTAACCTCGATCGTGATTGGAATAGCCGCGGGTGCGGCGTTTGGTGCATTCCGGCGGCGCACTTCGAATGCAACCGGAAACTCTTCTTTGCCATCCGTTGAGCGATTTTTGCCAACGGTATGATCGGCGGGAACCGTCACGAGCGAAGCCTCGAGAGGCTCCCAATCCGTAACGTTTAACGTGTCATCGCTCGACGGATTCTCGCCTTCCTGATCGCGCACTATCTTGTGAATCAGGTAGCCCACCGAGGAATCTTTCAAAATGTCATCGTCGTAATCGCGCTTCTTCTCTTGCGCAAACTGCGAGCTGCTCCATTTGCCCTCAACCCGGAGAACGCCATCCTTGATCGAGTAGCCGTCAACCACGCCCATGTGCTGATTCGGGTCATGGTTGTAGAGGAGAGCAATCCCGTTCTTCAGCCGCTCCTGGCGAATGTTCTCTTTGTCATGCTTGAGAACTTCGTTTCCGAACCACTGAGAAACCGGCTGCTCGCTCGAGAGCGCAAAAGCGAATCCATTCGGATCGTCGGTTGCCTGGCGCTCGAGGCGCATCGCGCGAAACTGGCGCGGCAAGCTGTTAAGTAACTCGCTCATGGTGCGGTTATGCCGCACAAAGAAAAAACCGGGCAAATTTCGCCCGGTCTAAACCTGCACAGTATGCGATGCTTACAGGATGCTCATTTTTGCGCTCATACACGATGAGGATGATGACCACGAAAGCAACTGGGAGCGTCTTGGGTTGAGTCGAGATTTAGAATCTAAGGGAATCGAAATCATTCCCAAGAAACTCCTAGACGAGCAAGACACTCGCAACAAGAGGCTCGCAGAAATACTGAGTGGGTCGCGTTATGTGCGGGACCCGAGCCAGCTGCAACAACAACTGCAAGGTCAACAACAACAACAGCAGAACCCGGAGTTCTTGTTGAGTGGTGTTCAATACGTCATTAACCACGCAACCGGGTTCAGCTCCATAATTTCCGCAACATTGGGAGCGTGGCTGCATGGCCGGTATGGCCGCAAGGTTCGAATTAAGGTGGCCGACGTCGAGATTGAGGCTCGAACACAGAAAGAAGTAGAAGATCTCCTCGAAAAAGTAATAGACATTGAGCGTGCCAGTGGACACGAAAAGACTTCCTGAGCGCCGCGTTTTATTTCTTCGGCTTCTTCTTCGCCAGAGGCGCGGCCGGCTGCTCCTTCGCCGGCTTGCTGTCCGTACCTGGCTCGCCTTCCTCCTCAGGCGGCCCGTCGTTTACCTCGCTCAACGCATCGCCGCGGATATCCGTCCCGAGCTGAATCCCTAGCTCGTCCGCATACGCCCGCTCAGCCGCAATCTGCTTGTAAACGTCGCGCCAATCTTTGCCGTGCGAGTGAAGTATCGCCGCGTGCGTGTTAAATCCGTTTTGCACATCGGCAACCGATGCCTGCGAATCCTTGAGTGGATCAACCCACGGCCACCGCTTTGGGATAAATTCGATTGCGTCCGGGTCCGCGTAACGATCCGGGTCAAATGGCAAATCGAGCGCGCCATTCAATAGAGACGCGCGGAGCCAGTCTTCGTACACCGGCCGGCAAATCGCATCTATCATCAGGTTTTGCAGCTCCATGAAGTAATCGCGCTCCTCGAGCACGCCGAGGCGGCCGCTCGAGTAGTTCACGCCGGCCAGGTCGTTACCTAACTCGTGATATGCAACCCCCAGGCCCGATGCTACGAGGCGGAGAGAACGCTCCACAAACGGATTGAAGGCCGCCGTAGGATGTTCCGGGCTCACGTTCTTTAGCGTCGATCCGCGCGGGAGCTGAATGAGCATCCCGTTTTCAACATCGAGGCGCGTTGCGCCGTCCTGCGTCTCGCCATCGCCGGCGTAGCCCTGCGAGCCCTCTTGCGATTCGATGGCTCCAACCATCATCGCGCCGGAGCGCGCCGCCACTAGCTCGGCCTCGAAATACCCGTCTAACATCCGCAA